AAGGTCAAAATGTTGGTGGTCTTGCTAACGACTTAGAGCGTTTAAGTAATGCTGGAAACGGTGGGGCAAACGGTTCTGGTTCTGGTAGAGGACGAAGAGGACGCAGAAATAACCGTAATAATAACAATAATTCTAGTCGCTCTGGGGACAATGACAACGATAGAGACGAGCGTGAAACTCGTTCAAGTCGTAGAAATAGTGGTGGAGGTAAAGCTGCTAAAGTCCTTAAAACTGGTGGTAAAGCTTTAGGTGCTGTTGGTGCTGTTGGTGCTTTAGGAGTTGGTTTATACCAAGCTAAAACTGCTGATAATAAAAGTGAGCAAGGTTCAGCAGTTGGTGAATCAGTAGGTTCATTAGCTGGCGGTGCTGCTGGAACAGCACTTGGTTCTGCTATCGGGACTGCTATTCTTCCAGGTGTCGGAACAGCATTAGGAGGTATCGTTGGCGGTGCTGCTGGTGCGTTCACAGGTGGCTGGGTTGGTGAAAAACTAGGTCGCTGGGGCTTTGAAACTTTCGGTAAAGAGTCTATTGCTATTAAAGAAGAATACAATAAAATGGTTAAAGACAAAGTATTTGATAAAGGTATCGAAGTAGACTTTAAAGTAAAAGGTATTTCAGAGGAAACTCAAAAAACTTTAAATGCCTACAATACACTTTACACAAAAGCTAATGAGAAGTTTAAATTAGTTTCAATGGAACAACGTGTAATTAATAAAAGAACAATGGACACTTTAATTAATGACCAAAAGAAACTAACTACTTCTACTATTGGTGAAATCAACAAGAAAGAAAAACGTGAAATTGCTAGTATTAATAAAAATACAGTCCTTAGTAAAGAACAAAAAACAAAAGCAATCGCTGCTGTTAAAGAATCTTATGCTAAACAACGTGAAACTACTCAATCTCGTGAAAAACAAATTAACGATATTATTAAGAAAGCTAACTCTGAAAAACGTGCTCTAACCAAGAGCGAAATTAATAAAATTGAATCTCTACGCCAGAAAGACCATAAGAAGTATTTATCTTCTACTGGTAAAACTGAAAAAGAGGTTTCTGCTATTAAGAAACGTGAAACAGAAATGCGTAAACTTAATAACATTAAAGAGATTAATGATGTATTGAAAAAAGCTAAGAAAACTCATACAGCAGAAGTTGAAGCTTCTACTAAAACTTATAAAAAGAAAATCTCGGACGCTAAAAAGGCTCGTGATATGAAGGGCGGTATTAGCCAAGAGGAGTATGAAAGAGTAGTTGCTAATGCTAAAAAGGAACATAAAGAATCTGTTAGCGAAGCCAATCAAAAATACAATAAAGTTAAATCTGCTGCGAATAAACAGAAGAATGAAGTTAAGAGAGCAGCCGAGGAACAGAAGAAACAAGCTGTTCGTGCCGCTGAACAGGAAAAAGCAGAGTCTGAACGTATTTCTAACGCAAAAGCAACTGGCGTAGAAAAGATTTGGAAGTCTATTGCTAACTTCCCTGTTAACGCAATTAACAAAGTAATGAAATTATTTGGCATGAAAAAACAATTTGACCTACCTTATCCTGGTGTAGGTGGCTCAACTACTTATAAAAAAGCTGGTAAAACTAATGGCTCTGGCCAAACACAAATGGCCGCATATGCTAAAGGGACTTACATGGGTAAACACAAAGGCGGTATGGCTCTTGTTGGTGAGGAAGGTTATGAGTTAGCTTACACTCCTAAGACTGGTATGGGTGTTGTAGGTTTAGGTGGCCCAGAAACTGTTGATTTACCAAAAGGTTCAGCAGTCCTACCTCACAACAAATCTAAGCAATTATTAAAACAAAGTGGGGCAAGTAATGTATTACAAAAATACAACTTCCCAGCGTTTGCTAAAGGAACTGGAGACGATGGTTTCTTTGAAAGTGCTCTTACTTTTACAAAGAGTATGTGGGGCGGTCTAAAATCAGTTAAAGATAGTGTATTCGACTTAGCTGCTGGAGGAACAGAAGCTATTTGGGAAAAGGTTAAAGGAACTTTCGACTTTAGCCAATCAGATACTTTAATTCCAACAGATAATATTATGTCTATGTTAAAAGACATTGCTAAGTCTCCTATCCAAAGCATTATTGACGCAGCGACTAGCTTTAAAGAAGAGGAAGAGTCTACTACTGGAACTGGTAGCTTTGGCAATTGGAAACCTTACACAGGCGACTTCAATAAAATCTCTAATAAAATGGGTGTCTATGACTACTTATACGATTTAGGTAAACAAGTAGTTGCTAAGTTCAAAGATAAATATAAAGGTCTTTATATGTCTAGTGGTAAACGTTCTGGTTCTGCTAACACAGGTGGAGTTCCTTCTGACCACGTAAGCGGTTTAGGTCTTGACTTGGCTCGTGGTGGAGTTCGAGATAACTCATACTTTGAAATGGCTAAATCTTTAGCTAATCACCCTTATTTAAAATTCGTAATCGGTTCTAATATGTGGAACACTTCTAAAGGCGGAACGAATTTTGTAAAATATCCTTATGCTAAGAGTTCTCCGCATGATAATCACCTTCATATTTCAGCTAAAAGTCCTTCTGCTGCCAAGAAAATTGGTGCTAATTCAGAAGCTTTTGGTGTAGGAGATTATTCAGCAAGTGGTAAAGGTGCTCATGGTGTATCAGCAAGCGGTTTAAAATTCATTCAATCTAAAGAAGGTTTTAGTCCTAAATGGTATGATTTAGGGGACGGAATGTTAACTATCGGTTGGGGGACTGCTTTAAGTAAGTCTCAAGCAGCTTCTAAGGGTTATAAAGCTGGTGGAACATTACCAAAAGAAACTCTTCAAGCTATGTTTGAAGGTGAAGTAGGTAAGTTTGCTTCACAAGTTAAATCTAAACTGAACGCAAAAGGTTTCAAAGTTAACCAAAACCAATTCGATATGCTTGTAAGTTATGCTTACAACAGAGGTATGGGTGGCTTTAACCAATTACTTAAAAACTCTGGCTCTGTTGGTGCTATGGGTAGCAACCTTGTTAAATATTGGGGTTCTAACACGAAGTTCTATTCTGGTCTTATTAAAAGACGTAAAGAAGAATCTTCTATCTTTAAAAATGGTTATGAAGATGGTGGCCTAATCACTCGTGAGCAATTAGCATGGGTTGGTGAAGGCAATAAACCAGAAGCTATTATTCCTTTACAACCAGCTAAACGTAGTCGTGCTTTACGCCTACTACAACAAACTGCTAAAGTTCTTGGAGCAGAGGTTGTAAGTAAAAAAGGTAATAACAATCAAAGTGTTGAAGTTTCTTCTTCTGGACAAAACACTAATAATGATGTTATTGCTCAATTAGTTGCTCAAAACAATATGTTAATGGAAACGTTAATTAATGTAGTTCAAAACAAAGATTTAAACATTGGTGATAAAGCTATTTTTGAAGCTAATAAACGTCAACTTAAAAAAGAGAATCGTAGAACTAATTTCCAATTAGGCTATTAATAAAAAACAAAGTCTCACTCAAAAAGAGTGGGACTTTTTTATTACATAATTCCCTTAAATTAAATAAATCGCCTTGACAATATAGGTCAAAAGTGGTATAATATCTTTAGGGGTTAATAAACGGAACGTAGTGAACGTTTAGCTTAATATAATATATACAGTATTACTTAATACTGTTAAGTTTAACTTAATACTATTACTTATACTAATAATATATAACTTCGCTACGCTCGTTATATATTATTATAGGGACTTCTCGGCTGCGAGAGGTCTCTTTTTTTTATACCAAGAGGGAAAGAATGATGGTTAATAGTTTGGCCCAAGTAAGCTAACTACTATTTCTCTTTCCTCTTGGTTGTATGGTGAGAATCGAAAGTCTAAATATAGAAAGGAGTGAAAGATAAATGGACTTTTTACCGCTATTGAAACATTCACTTTATATTGATGGAGATTACGAGGACGAGTTTTTAAACCATTTAATTGATACGGCAAAAGAAACTATTATGGCTAGTTTAGAAGGCGAAATCGAACCTCTTAACAATAAGTTCAAACAAGCAGTAATTTTACTTGCTGGCCATTACTATGAGAATCGTTTAGAGACTACTGAAAAAGCTAATAACAGTATTCCATTTGGTGTTAACTCTCTTATTCTTCACTTGAGAGGAGAAGGGTATTAGTGAAAATTTCTAAGTTTAACAAACGTATTCAAATTATCACTCAAACAGAAGGTTATGAAACGGACGCTGGTTCATGGATTAAAGGACAAGAGGAAGTTGTGGAGTGTTGGGCTGCTGTTAAAGAACAATATGCTGCTGATGTTAGAAGCACTTTAGGAACAGTCCTTGAAGATTCTGTTCAATTCCTTGTTAGATTGCGCAAGGTTGGTAATGAATCAACTATTCGTTGGAATGGAAAAGACTACGAAATTATTAAGGTTGTAGGCGACCCATTGAATAATAAGCATACTACTATTTATGCGAAGAGGAAGTAGGTTAGGAAATGGCTAGTGAGAATAACGTAGAAATTCAAGGTGTTGAAGCTAATTTAAAGCGTTTAGCTGGTCAAGATAAACGAGCACGTAATAAAGCATTAAAAAAAGGTGCTGAACATATTCGTAAAAAGCTTGAACAGAACACTCCAGAGAGCGTAAAAGAAGCTGGAAAACACTTAAAAGAATATACAACTATTACTAATGTTAATGCTGATGGAGAAATTTTAATTGGTTTCGATAAAGATGTTTCATATCGTGCGCACTTCGTAGAACTTGGCACTATTTATCAACCAGCACAGCACTTTATTCAAAGAACGCAGCAACAAACTAAAGAAGATTTCTTCAATATTGTAGCAGAAGAATTAAGAAAGGAGTTGGGCTTATAAATGGTAGTAAATTTTACAGAAGTAGTATCTGAAATTAAGAAATTACCTTTACTTCAAACTGCTAAATTCCAAAAGAATAATAAAGTTAAACTTCATCGTGAAATTGCACCTCAAGAAGTGCGACAAAATGAAAGAACTTTAAGAAACTATTTGCCTTTTGGGGTTATTAGTGATGTTTATAACGAACAAAGGGGATATGCTTCAAATCGTTCCACTTATGTTGAAGGTAAGTTCCAATTAACTTTCTATGCTGAAAGTATTGAGGAACTAGATGAAGTTAATAAGGAATTATTTGAACTAATGCCTAGTCTAGGTTATGTGGAAACAATGAATTACACAGGAGTAGACCCAGAA